TTGTTCCGATACACAGCGACCTGTTTGAAGGGTCGCACAGATATATCGATTACGTTAAACGTCGAATAGTCCTGTCCTCTTCCTTTTGCTACGTCGACCATCATGAGATATTCGTGATTCTTTGATGTTTCTTCGTAGATTTTTACATCACCACCCTCAAGCATTTTGAGAGGTGGCATTGCTCTTAGATTAAGCAGGGTCTCTGCATTGATCAGCGTATCGCCCGTTCCGAAAAACGTATTACCAAATTCTTGATCGAACTGCATCTGTGACGTGTTCGAAATCGTCTGCTTCTTCCATTCTTCATCTCGCCCTGGCACGTCCCACCAGTTAACTGTAAAGGCTTGATACTCGTTCGTCTTTTGTACAGCGCCTTCCCAGATTTTGTGAAACGTATTACCGATACCGTTAGCGGTAGATGTTATGATAACTTTTGTATCTTTACCAGCAGAGATTACCGGATATGTCGAGGTATAAAACTCACTAGCTCTTTCAACAAAAGCAAACTCGTCAAGAAACAGTAGATTAACAGACATACCACGAATAGAACTGCCTGAAGTAGCAGAAGCGATGATGCGAGAATTATTTGAAAACTCAATGCTACCTTTGTTAAGAGCGCGGCAGCCAGGTTGTAAAAAGAAGGGTAAGTTTTCAAGAGCCAGCGTGACCCGTGCAAGCATTTCTCTTGCAGTTGCGCCTTTGTTGGCAAGCACCGCAATCGTTTTCTCAGGATGGAATATAGCGTACCAAAGTAAGTAAACAACTGACGAAATACTTTTACCAGACTGACGACAAGCCAAGACGATAGAAAACCGATTATCGTTAAAATGGTTGAACATTTGTTCTTGATATGGGTATAGGTCAAAGTTGACAAGTCCTTTATCAAGTGATATAATCTTTACGTAAGTCTTTGCAAAATATGCAGGATCTTTCATGCACTTCGCGTACTCTAGCACTTCGTGCTGAGTCCACTCTTGCTGTACTCCGTCACGTTTTACATTGACATTACCTAGATAATGTTCATGGTCACTCATTCGATGGGCTAACATCAATCACCTTTTCATCTTCGCTTTGTTGCAACAAACGTTGCAGATCAGTAGTACTTCCTATAAAAACATTATTATTGGTAATTGCTTTAGGCTCTTCTTTTTCTTGCGTTATGTCTTTGGTCTTCTTATTTAGTTCCATCAATTTATCGTTGACATCTGAGATGTTTTTGATCATGTTCGACAGAACTTCAAAGGCTCTAGGATGCTCAGACTCGCGAGCAACCTCAATCATCAGATCGAGTGATTCTCTTCCCTTATCAATCAACTCGTAATAAGTTGAGCGAGAATAATCGTAGTCCGACTTAATATTAGGATCATCTTTTTTCATACTACGGCTCTATTTCAGTATCAGTTCCAATATACTCAAGTTCTGAGAAGAACGCAATACTTTGAGTGTCGGTGTTTGTCGGATCAGCATCATCAGTTATTGTGAACGATACAAGCATACTCGCGAAACGACTAGTCGGTTGACGTGCAGATGCAATGAGATCAAATTGTTGAGTACTAGACAGCGATAAGTTTGTTCCGTAACTTCCCACTGCTACACCACCATCGCTTGGAACTCCAGAGCCTTGAATTGTTGCTGTGAGTGTAAAGTTGCCAGTTGTTGTCGCCGCTTGATGCCACGTGGCAAGTTTAATGTATTGATCTGGAAGTGGTGTTCCTGGAATAATATTACCTTCACCGTAGATGCCACCATCAGAACGGAACTGCAATCCAGACACCGCGGTGTTAAGGAATTCATTATTGTATGCTTTTAAGGTCTGTACAGCCCACGTAGTGAAGGCAGGTTCAAGCTGGAAGTTTACAATAGACTCGTTGCCACCAACAGTGGTATCAGTAATTGTAAATCCTACACTTGCTACTGGAGATGCTGGACGCGCCTGATCGTATACAGCCATCGTATACGTGTCATCAATCGTATCATCGTTTGTGGCTGTAACAGTAGTGAATCCACCAACGTTATTGGTCATGGTAAATGTTCTTTCAGAGCCTGCATCGAAATCTGCTAGAGTTTCAGAACTGCCAAACACTAGTCTTGTGTTCTGAACATTTGCTGTTAAGTTTTCACTCATATTGATTTGATAGTACAGTATAGAATCACCTAGTGTTACTGCAAATTTACCAGTAACGGTTCCTGGTACATTCGCGTTATTGACGCAAACACTGCCGTTCGGAATATTAAGGGCTTCTGGATCACTCGTTCTAATTGCAGACTGACCTGAACCAGAGCCACTGCCATCTGTCACAACTACATCGTAGTCTGTGAGATTTGCATAGTACGTTCCATTAGGAATATTAGTTCCACCAACAACCCAAGAAATTGTATCGCCTTCATTTACAGTTGTGCTAGGTGAAGCGGTAAGCGTCCACGTAGCAGGCGCATCTAGTACAGAGAACGTCATTGTGTCGAGTACGTCACCACCATTACTTGCAAAATCGTTTCGTGATAGATACGCTACACCAAATTGCTCGCCTTCGTATGTGCCATCAAATATTGGTCTGTTAAAGTCTGCACCACCTTGTTGTGTAAACAGAAGTTTTAACACTTGAGATGCTGGATCAGTTTCAGCAAACGGAACATATATCTGTGCGTTGTTTATCCATTTGCTAGACCAAGGACTACCGAGAGCATCTGACTTTTGCAATTCAAAATACAAGTTTTCGTCAACTGCCGCATTCGTCGTAAAGTTTAATACAAGACTCTCAGTACCTTCTGTAACAGCACTATCACGCACTCCTTCTTGCTCAACAACATACAGGTTATAATCAGTTGCACTAGCATCTAGAATTCTTACAGATGCGGACTGAGCGAGTGTTACACCTGAACTGTTCTTAACAATTGCCCAGAAATCTTGTTCGTCTGAATCTTCGTCTTGACCATCATCACGAATTAGCAACGAGAATGTTCCTGTTCCACCAGAAACTACCATTCCATTTCCTGCTGATGCTTCATCTCCGTATGGCAATTGCGAATAGGAATACAGTCCTACATTTGTAGGCTCATCGACATCCCACTCGCCTGTGGTGGGATTTAGTTTACCAAAGTCATTTGGCGTTAAGCCTCGTAATCCATCAAAAGTTAAGAAAGTGTCGAACGTTTGTACTTGCCAATCGAATATTCCATCAGCGCCAGTCGTTGTAAATGTAAACGTTAAAGTCTCACCTTCTGGAACACGTGTTTTGTTCGGAGTAAGAGTGTAAGTAGCCGCGGCTCCACCACGAATCTGATTTAACGAAGAAACAAGCGGATCGAACACTGTAGGAGATGTATGAAGATACGCATAAAAAGATTCATCAGCAGTTTCGGAACTGTCAGCAAAAACAAGAGATGAACTTGTTCCACTATTGTTTGTTACCGTAATTGAAGCACGTGAGTTTAATCCTTGTCCAGGAGCTCCTCCATTGCCAGCATACGTTAAGAAATCTAAATTATTTGTGCCGACATTGCCAATCTGAAGATAATAAGTGCCGTCAGCAATGTTGCTTCCAGACACATCGAATGTAACAGTATCACCTTCATTCGCAGTTGTAGGATTCATCGTAAGATTGTAAATCGGACTTTGATCGAACACGTTGAAACCAGAAGAGGTTGCTACGAGAGCAGGACTGTATTTACTATTCGTAACTTGAAGGAATCCATTTGTTACACCTCGTCGAATAGTATCAGCCCGAACTTGAATGCTAAATGTTGTCGATGTGCCGCTATTTAAGTTAAACGATCCTGATGTTGCTAGTGGTCTTGGATCACTAGCCAAACCGCCAGTGAACTGCCATGTGACTAGATCACCGCCATCTTGCGAACTGTGATTAATCGTAAATGAAAGAGTATCACCTTCAGTATACGCCGCCGCGCTCGGTGTGACCGTAAACGTAGCCGCTGTGTTGTTAATTTGGACATTTACAGAGTCTTTCTTAATTCCTTCGTATGTCTGAAGTATCACAGCAAAATGTTCTGAAGCTTCTGATACAGTGTCGCCACGAATAGGAATGGTGAATACACCTTGCGTCTCAGTTTGTGTGTTAGGAGGACTTCCCGAGATCGTCGTTGGTCTAATGTTCACAGGCTGTGGATTATTTGAGTCAGGTAAAGGCGTGACAAAATCAGAATCGGTTGTCGAAATATGTTTACCATACCAATATAGCGTTGTACTATTCCACGCTTTCGTATTAGGGTTACCATCATAAAGAGAACCTGACCCGTGTCCTACGATAATCTCAAGATCATCACCTTCGTCAACGCCTGGTGCCCCGGACATGAACGTGGGCACGGGATCAAAATCGTACCGATAAAACTGAAAAGAATTCATTTGATATTTTGTGATCACATCATTCAGCACTACACGATCGGACGCGATGGTTCTTTCACCAACGTCTTCAACGAATACAGTAAATGCTTCTTGACCTTCTGTTTCGACACTATCAATGCCCGTTGGTATTGTAAAGTAACCGAACGAAGGTCCTAACGGACTGTCTTTCTGTAACTGTAGAATCGCTTTGCTGTCTCTAAGAGGCACTTCATACGGTGGCGTATAGTTGAATGCACCCGCCGAATCAAAATTGTAAAAGTCATCTGTTGATGTATCACTCGCAACATCGCCACCCGCAGGATCAACGAAATAACGAACCGTGCCTGTACCAGCTGGAATGTTTGTGCCGCTAATCTTGTATCTAAAGATTGTTCCTTCTGGAACACTATCGATATTACCTGTCAGCGTGTTGTATACAGGATCACCGATGTAACCTTCACTGTAACGACCCGCACTATCAAGAAAACGAGTTAACTCCCAAACAGGAGAAGGTCGTTGAGTTACAGCAGAGTCTTGCATGACAGCGTTAATTGCTGGAGTAATCACATCGTCAACCGATACTTCAGCGCCGAGATACATGCCTGCTGGATGAGCAAACAGTTTGAAAATATCACGCCACTTCGAAATGGGCACACCGACTCGTATCAGCAAAGCGAACGTCTGATACAATTTATCGTTGGTCAGATATCTCAGTGAATCAGGACCGATTTGCGAAGAGGTGTTGTTTAATGTGAAAACGTTTTCTTTTGGATAAATTACGTCTGCGTCGAGACCATAGAATGATCTAAAGAACCACTCGATAGCAAACTTGGTACCCTTTGATCTGAACAGCGTATTCGAAAAGTTAGCCGCCGCTCTTTTCTCAAAGTCTTCTGTGCCGAAGCCTTCAAAGTATGCTTCACCCAAAAGAAACTCGTCCTCAATAAACGAAAGAAGAGTGATGTCAGTTTCGTTAATATCGCGGACAGCAAAGAGATGATTTAACAACTCATTCGGATCGTTCTGATCTTGCCACTCATAATAATTTTTTAATAGGTCGATGAACTTAGGATAGAACTGAGCAAAATGTTCAGGCAATACGTTCTCGACCTGCATTTCACGCAGATTAAGTAGTCTTCTTTTTTTATCTAAAAATCCATTATGCATTTAACTGTAAGCACCTGTGTACGTTACGATAAAGTCGCCTATGTATCCTTCTATGCCAATAGCGGCATAATCACTCACATAGCTTGTAGCCCCGGCAGATACAATATTTATAGTGCCAACCATTCCGCTATGGAACTCACAAATATAATACAATGTGCTTGGTGCTGAAGAATCAGGCGCAAACGTCAAAGTGCCCGTTTCAGCACCGTTGTTTGTGACGCCAGTATTAAACTGATTACCAGTTCCAGTAGTTGGCGATGTCTTGATCCAGAACGGATGACCACTTACGCTTAAGTTCAACGTATATGTAGTGCCTCTTTCAAGTGTCAACGATGCGTTTGAAACCCCATCAATATTGTAGTTAGTAGCACCATTGTTGGTTACGTTCATCGAAGTAGGCGATCCGCCAACATAAGTCGCACCTTCATAAGTTGCACCGGTATAGTTGCCTACGTAAGTCTGAACAAAGGTGCTTACGTAGCCTCCCGCATATATGTTAGGCGAACCTTCACCCACAAATTCATCAGTGAATGAAGTTGCATATTCTCCAATGTAACTGACTGTGTAAGTTTGATTATAGCTTCCCGCCCCACCGCTGAGATATGATGGTACATAAGATCCAAGATAAGTCGTTTGTATAATATCTCCGCCACCACTATCGATAGATTGATAATCGGCAACGTAGGCAAGTGGCGCACCTCCTACGTAGGTCGCGGCACTGTCGCCCGTATAGGAAAGTACTTCATAATTAGTTAGATAAGAGCCATCGTAAGCGCCTGAATAGATAGAGGCATAGAATTCAGTTCCAGCTTTCACATAGGATGTCTCATATGTTACCTCGCCACTGTAATCTGCTTGCAGGCCTGGAAACTCAGGATCTGGCGGGTCCAATGGACCCTCGTAATTCAAAATTGTGGTGTAACCTGCCAAATAATCTTGCGTATATGTACTCGACGCAGAATCAACATACACAGCCGCGAAAGCGCCGGTGTAAGAACCATCATAAGCAGTAGTGTATGATGTTTCACCGCTAATGTAGTTACTGAGATATGATGTTAGAGTACCGGAGTCAGCGGTCTCTGATATGTAAGCGCCTACATATGGCGCGGCCGTAAACGCTGTTCCTGCACTATCACCGCCAGTGTATCCAGATACGTAATCGCCGATATAATTTCCTGCATATGCGGCTGTGAAGTCACCTATATACCCACCGAGATACGCTGGCGAATAGTCTAGACCACTGCTGTCGTTGATATATGTTTCAACGGTCGTATAATCAGCGGCGCCAGTGTATGTCAGCAATGCTTCAGCAGGCGCTTCAATAGGCGGTGCTGAAGGATAAAGCACGTCTCCTATGCTTCTTCTTGTTTTAATAACTCTAGTTCTTGGCCAAACTAAACCTGAAGTTGGTCTTTCTTTGTCATTAATTTTTGGAACCGTGACACCCGATACGTATCGCTCTTCTTTGTAGCGAAGATAATAGTTAGGCGTGTTTTTTAAATCGGTTGTCAGTGCTTGCAAAGCTGGATAACTATAAGTGGTAACATCCCCCCAGTCCAGAGATGAATCAAACATTATGTCTTTAAAAGCATTACCTTGAAGATACGCCTTGGCTTCAGCTTGCGTCAAGTCAGGATTATTTTGCAAAGCACACGCGAGTGCACCTGTGACTTGTGGTGACGCCATGCTTGTACCGCTAATCTTGGCTTGCCAAGCACTTCCTACTGCTCGTAAGTCGCCGACAGTATCGTCGTAAATGCCATCAAAACGAACCGAACTCATAATTTCATTACCGGGCGCAAAAATGTCTGTCCGCGGACCAAAACTACTTGAAAAGTCTCTCTGATTGTTTGAGTAAATTGATGCATTACCCACACAGATGGATGCGATACCAGGCGGTGAACCTCGATGATAAAAGACCGCAGAGTCTCCGCCTTGATAATATGCGCGTACGGCACCTAAAGTCTTGTCTTTAAGATAGTATTTGTTATTATAATCTGGTCCATTTTCAGAGTCTAGATACTGACTATTGTTACCAGCAGAAGACACCACAATGATACCATCTTCAATACAATCCAAAGTCTGCTGTTTCGGCGATTCGAACATCCAACTAACATTCGATGTACGTGCGTCAGGAATTCCTGCTCTGTCATTTAGCGATAACCCAGCATCACGAAAAGCGCGTGTGAGTGCCCAGTAAGCGGGCAAGCCAAGGTTATATACTTGCGCGTCTGTAAAAGGTGCGCTATACTCTGTGCCGCGATATACAATTCTTTCAATCTCATCCGAATAGTCTGAAATTGTACCGCCATAACTACCATAGTTATAGCCCCAACTGTTGTTGATGATTGTGGGATTTTTACGACCAGTTTCTGGATTAACTGCCTTGTTTCTGTGAAATGCACGTACGTAATCTAACACATAACTAGAACTGATACCAGTTGATGACCAGTTGTAATTAGTACTATAAGGACTGATCGAATAAAGATTGGCTTTTCTTGCCCAGCCTTGTCTATTACCGGCAACGGTACCCATCACGTGTGTACCGTGATTGTTATTCGACGAATCACCTAAGACATTTGTAGTGTAGTCGTAAGTACCGTTAGAATAAGTGCCGCCAGTAACTGAGTCAGTATGCTGAAACCAGTTATATTGAATGATGCGCGATCCACCAGAACCATCACTATTGACAGCAAATTCTGGATGATCGAGGCTGGGAATACCATCAACGACAACGATATCGACGTTAACACCTTCTGCATTAAGTGTTACTGTGCCTGAGTCAGCATACGTGGCTGTACTAGTAAAATTAGATAGAGGAACACCAGAACTTGACGTTACTGACTGGCTTTGCGTAGATTGCCATAAGCCCCAGTTTCTTTGTTGGAAAGAAGCGGCGCCTCGATCTTTTCGCCAGTATGAACTGGTTTGTTCCCAATGAGGCTCGGCAACAATGTTATGTTGCTCAAGTGCAGGCTCAACAACTCTAACGCGGGGGTCTTGTCTTACTTCTTCTGCTTCTTCGTCCGTTAACCGATATGCGGTAACTTTACTGAAAGGAAGCCTTGCTTCGTAATCAACCGCGCGATCTGGTATGTGAAGATAGCCACCGGGCGTCTCCATGTCCGCATAGAATGCATCCAGATCCTCTGTACGATGCAATATGACGTGATAGACTTTCAATGTCATATTTCATTTAGCCTTCAAGTTGTAGTGCCGTAAGTGTAACGTCGACCGCAGTTGTTCCTCCACTTAGATTTACGACCTTGATGGGAATAGTGTCTCTGACAGGAGATGAATTATTGAAACCCGTAGGAGCAGGAGCCAAGTTGATTGTTTCCGCACCCGATGTAATTACTTCAGTCACAACACCAGAACCTGGCGTTGGATCTTCTGATTGAAGACGACCAAGATCAGCAGTGCGTGAAGCCGAGTCAGTATAAACTCTAACCCATGCCGCAACGTCTGTTTCTATCTTGAACAGAGAATAACCTTTGAATGCGCCAGTGATGTTCACATCTACTGAGTCGCCATCACTTAACGAAGCAGTAACAGTATTGAACGTGTCGCGTGATTGAAGACCAGTAGGTTTAGGAACTGTTACCCAGCCTGCACCGTTGTAAGTTATGATATCATTGAATGTGGCAAGGCTCGTGTTGACATCAGACAGACCATTTAAAGAGAGACCCGTGTTTTGTAATCCATTCCATATACCACCGTGAGCAAAATACATTGCTCCGTCAGCATGGCTGTGTGCAATTGCGCCATGATAAGTTGAAGCATTTGGGAATGCGCCTTGACTGTCGTATAAGAAAGGAATAACAGCAGTGGTCGTGCTTGTAGCACCTGTATCGATAACTTGCTGTAGCGTAGGCGTTGTACCAGATCCGAGTGAGTCAACAGCATTCACCCATGCCGCACCGTTATACTTCAGAACTTGATTTACAGAAGGCGCTGAAATTGTTACGTCTGTCAAATCGTTGAGTGCACCCGAAGCACCGCCAACAGAGTCAGCGGCATTTACCCACTGCGAACCGTTATATTTAATAACTTGATTCGTTGTTGGCGCAGAGATTGCTACACCAGAAAGCGTGTTTAAATTTACAGATGAACTGACAAGTTGCAACGTCAACGCACTGTCAAGCCCGCCGCCGCCACCGCCGCCACCTGATCCACCAGAATCATTAGCATTAGCCCACTTAGTTCCGTTCCACTTAAGAACCTGTCCAACAGTTAGAGGATTTGAAGAAAGTGCAGAGTCGATAAAGATGTCATCTAACTCATAGAGGTTCGTTGGACCGGCTGAGTCAGTTGCGTTTACCCAATAAGCACCGTTATACTTAAGTACTTGTCCATCAGATAGACTGGCAATCAAAACATCATCGAGGTCTATAAGGTTTTCTTTACCCGCAGAATCAACTCCGTTAATCCAGTTTGAGCCATCATACTTAAGCACTTCACCGCTAAGAGGCGTGACAATGCTAACATCTGTTAACGCATTAAGGGTAACTGGTAGTGTAGCAGAGTCGTAAAGATCCTGCAAGAAATAATCAAGATAATCGATAACAGCCGCCGCAGTAGGCAACGCGCCGTTACTATCGTGATTCTCAATACCTGTGCCAATAAATCGAAGTGCAGTGATGCCACCAGTAACGTCAGTCAATGAACCAAACGAAACATCGCCCGTTGCATCGATGTCACCACCAACGATCAGGTCGTTGTTAACTTTAAAGTCTTGCTTTGCAACTGCGTTGTTGGCTGAGTCAAAAACGTTCCGTGTAATGCCTACAAGAAAACGATCACGGGTAATCTTTTTAGTGGTAGCCGCAGTAATATCATTGATCACAAGAACGTCACTGTCTTGGACGTTGATCAATTCCTGCAATTCTGAGATTCTAATATCTGCCATTTTATTTCCTCAATACTTTGCGGCTGTCACTATTTATATCGTCGCACTTTGAGTCAGTGAGCCTGCAATGGCTAGATCACCATTCTCAGAAAGACTCATCTGCTTAGTGCCATTATGAGCGAATGTTAAATTACCAGCACTCTCATAAACTTCCCACTCACCCGTATCGAAGATTGTAGCAGAAAGTCTGCCTCTGAATGGGTTATAGGTAAGATTCGTGTTTACGTTTACGTTATCGTTACCAGAAGTTGTACTACCAATGTGTACGTAGTACTGCGCACTATCACCGACAGTTGTTATGGCAACGTTTTCTGCGTTCGTTGCATCAATCGCAGTGACGTTAGTTAAGTTCGAACCATCACCCGAGAATGAGTTTGCGCTGAGTGTAAATGTTGCGGGATCATATGTAAGAAGTGCGGTAGTACTCACACTATCATAACCCAATTCTGTTGTGCGCAACATGACATAGTGTTTGCCCGCAGAGTCGATAGACTTAGCGTCAGTTTGTTCTGTCGAAGTTGCAACTGCTGTACTCGTAATGTTCGTTAAGCCCGAACCATTTCCGTAGAAAATACCACCAACACTTCGAATATCACCTTGTACAATCAGGTCACTGTCAACTTTAAGATCGCCTAGTGCCCTTGATCCGCGCGTTGGATAAACTGTTCCACCAGAATCGATAAAGTTGCCTAAACGTCTCGCTTCTTCTGCTATTTCAGCCAAGACTGCATTTGATGCATTGATTGCACTGTCAGCAGTGATAGCGTTTTCTGCTGTTAGTGCAGTATTCGCAAACGTAGCATTGACAGCACTATCCGCAGTTTCAGCATTACCAGCAGTTGTTGCGAAATTTGCGGTCGTTGCAAAGTCTGCACTATCTGCATCGATAGCACGAAGTGCTGTCAAAGCGGTATTTGCTAAAGTCGCGTTAACTGCACTGTCTGCTTCGGTTGCTCGGTCAGCAGTAATTGCTGAAGTTGCTCTATTCGCACTGTCAGCACCAAATGCAAAGTTTGCAGTTGTTGCAAACACAGCATTGGTCGCGTTTGTTGCACTGTCTGCTCGTTCGGCTGAAACTGCTTGGGTTGCAAAGGCAGCACTATCAGCTTGAGTAGCAAAGTTTGCAGTTAATGCTCGATCGGCTTCAATAGCAGTGGTAGCTCTTGCGGCACTGTCAGCCAGTACGCCTGTTAATCCAGCGCCATTACCAACAAAGAATCCAGTGCTAAGTGTATTCGTAAGAGCGTTGTAGAATAAATCGGTGTCTACTTTTGCTGAGTCTGCCGCTGGCGTGCCAGGCGCGTTAGGAAACAATGCCGGATAAAACGTGACATCCGCGTCCGTTGCTTCGATTAAAAGTTTGTCAGCAGTGCCAGCAGAAGCCGCCGCACTTGCTGGCTCAAGCAAATTTTCAACAGTGATAAACTTAGTAGAATTTGTATCAAGATCGACAATGACGAGAACATCATCATCGGCAGGCGCCTGTGCTAATTCTTCTAACTCTGTAATCTTTACGCCTGGCATTGTTTAGCTCCTAAGTTCTTCAATCTGTCTTGACAACTCTTGAATAGCAGTAATCAAAATAGGTACCAATTTATGATAGTTAATTTTTTGATAGTTAGGCTTGCCATCACTGTGTACAGCATCTTTTTCGCCAAGCACAACATAAGGAACAACCTCTTGTACTTCGTGTGCGATTAACGAATCGAAAATGCCTTCTTCTAAAGCCCCTATCTCTTTGACATATTCTGTTTGATAGACTTTTAATTGATTGACAAGACTCAGGGCATCTTCTGTTTCACCATGCACAATCTTTGCACGATGATCAGATACAGCGCCATCTACGTAATCTTTAACAGCCGCAGACGTAGGAATAGATGTGTCATCATCATTTGAAGCAATGCCATCAGCTTCGTCTACAAGTTTCGTAATAATAATATTTTCAACAGCATCTTTTAGCGTGTCAAAAGTGATCGTGCCATTAACGGTAAGGTCCGCACCCATAGTAGTTGAGCCGTTGATAGCCGCGTCTACGTTTACATCGAGGGAGTTGCACGTGAGCGTTTGAATGAACGCGCCATTCTCTCCAGAATCTCTTACGTTCGTAGAGTTCCGAAGAAAATTTTCCCTACTAATTTTTTTAGTAGTGGTCGTGCTAAAGTCATTGATGACGATGTAATCGTTATCTTCAGCAGTAATTAACTCGCGAAGACTCGATATTTTTACGCCTGCAATTGCCATTTTAAATCCTCAATTAAAAATCTTTCTCTTATTTATATGGGTTATGCGCCAGTACCGCCATTCAATGTTCTAACAACAAATGCTAATCTGTCTAAAGCACTATCAATGGTTGTTGGTGCTGAACCAGTCCAGAGGGCAGCACTGTCAGTAGAATAAGCGTTCACATCTATTTTCAAATTGTCGAGTGCGCTATCAACAGATACTGGCACTTGCCCGTCACCCCAGATATTAACACTATCTCTACTGGTAAAATATGCAAAACCTGCCTCTTCAGCGAAAAGTGATGTAGTTGCTCTATTTGCGCTATCAGCAGTGAATGCAAACGTGGCGTTACTAACACTATCTAACGTTAAGTAATCTGCTCTAATTGCAAAAGCGGCTGTTGTGGCGCTGTCGGCAGTTTCTGCCCGTTGAGCATAATTAGCGAAAGTTGCGTTTATCGCGCTATCAGCCGCAGTCGATCTTTGCGCAAAAATTGCATTTGTTGCATTGATTGCGCTGTCGGCGGCATCAGCAGTTAATGCATTAGCGGCAACTGCAACACTATCAGCCACAAACGCTCTATTTGCTACAACTGCAAATCTAGCGTCAAGTGCGCTATCAGCAAAGGTAGCTTGAATGGCAAGTGTCGCATTTGCAACGCTATCGACTGCTGATAACAGGTCACTGATCAGAATTTTTTTCGTTTCTGAAAGGCTGGCATCAACGATTGCAATAAAATCATCGCTATCAGGAGGACCGACTAATTGTGCCAGTTGCGATATTTTTACGGTTGCCATTTCTATTCCTCGTTATTGTTCTAGTTCTATGATGTCATCAGACGCTTGTTCGATTGTTAAGAGTTCGCCCGTCTCGGCTGCCATAATGTTGGCTGTTGAAATTACTGTAATAGAGACGATGCCTACTTCCGACTTACCGCCAGCGGGCGTTGCTCTATAAACAAAACTGTCTACGCCATCAAAGCCTGCATCTGGTATATATTTAAATTCTCCAGTATTTGCGTTAGTTACTGATAAAGAACCATGATTTGGATATCCGCCAGCGGCAATAGAATATGTCACGCCGCCAGTCGTTTCGAATTGATCAGTTGTTCCCACAAAGATATCAAGAAACTGTTCGCCCAGACCAACGTTAAGCAATTCAGATTGGTCGAATGTGTCGCGTTCAGTCGGACTCACAACAACGGTGACTGTACGCTCTACGCTACCACCACCAGTGATGTTAGCACGAATTGTAAATGTATCAGTGCCGTGCCAATCAGCGTTCGGTGTATAAGACCACGAACCGTTCGCAGTAATGCGCCCAGTTTTAGTCGTTGTATTTGATGTCAACGATGCTGTTGCTGTACCATTTTGTGGATCTGAAGATACTTCTATTGAAGTGATTTCTCTTGGTGCAAATCGAATCTTAAAGTTATTGTTAGTTATCGTGCCACCGTCTTCTGCAATTTTTCCGTTCAAACCTTCTGTCGTAAACGAATCGAGAACAACAGAAGATAGAATATCGGTCGTACCAAGTTCGTAAAAATCCACCTGCGCTTGCGTAATGACAGAGCTGGAAGAAGAAACGTTTTTAAAAAGACTCAACTTCATTTCAAAGTCAAGTGTGTAGATGATTGTTCTACGCGCCTCTAGAGGTCCATCGTAATCGTCTTGGAATGTGATTCCAGTCAGCGTGATTGGCGTATCTTCTTTTGTGTCGAAGTCGGAAAGAGGCTTTACTGTAACAGTATACTGCGGTGTAAAGTAAGGCAATATTTGTTCTACAATTTGCAACGCATCGTCTTGTGACTTAGCATATACATTCAACTGAAAGCCAATTGAGTACGGTACTGGTGTGTAAATTTCTTGTGCACTTCCCGAAAAATTATCAGGAAACGTTACGCACTTATTCATCTTAGGCAACTGTCGAGTCGGATCATAATTCATCGACAGAATCTCAAAAGACATTCTAGGCAGTTTGATTGCGATCTGACGCTCGGCTTCTTCGCCATTGTTCATTGCGTCGATTCTGGCTATAAAGTCTCTCTTAGGTGCATAAGACAAAGGCACCTTGACTTGACTGATAATGTCACCAGCGGCATTTGTTCTGAGAACATTTAAGTTATTAAAGAGTGAGCCAAACACAGCCACGGCTTTGCGAATTCTTTGATGATAGAAGTACGTGCCGAACATTATACAGGATCTCCAAACGGATTGGATTCAGAGAAATCGAGTAAGCCCGTTGCTTCAGTGTCGAAGTCTACATTCTGCGCACCTTCTTCTAGCACTTCTTGATTGACTACAGTTGGTTTTCCACCAATACCATCTTCGTTTTCAATGCGATAGTCTGCACTGAATGTGTGATATGCACCATCATCTGCGCCTGCGTGAGCAATATAGACTTTATACGACGAAGGAATCGAGGCATCGATCTTTACAACATCACCTGTAATAGTGAAGCCATTTGGATTTGTCTGTGTCAGCGTGTCGCCCACTTCAAATTTACCTGTCATGGTTGCAAGATCAAATGTGACCAGTCTCTGGAATGCTTGCTGTTCGATGTCATCGAGATCAAGACCCGTATCGAAATCTTCATCATTGTATTCGAAGAGTTCTGCACGAATTCTAAAGACAGGCAAATCTTTTAACTGATAGAATGGATTCTCAGTCTCTACCTTTGTGATCTCAAAGAAAGAATCTGACAGTGTGAGATAGATCAGATCGCCCTCTCGTGGACGATACATGGGCTTGTCATCAGTATTTTCGTAAAATTGTACTTGACTTTTCCACCGACGCCGTGCTACAATAAACGTTGCGGCATCACGAATCTCTACACCAAACTTCGTAAACAAGTCGCCCTCACCGTCGAACCCTTCGACGTTTTCAATGTACATTTCTAATCGATAGGCATTATCAAAGCGCGAGGTCGAATCGTCGCCAAAGACTGTATCTCTTTTGACTATCTCGCGAGGCAGGTAGTAAACATCTTGACCATAAATTTTAAGAGACTCGATGATTAAATCTTCATAGAGAATCTGTTCCGATGTCGCACCTTGTCTGAAATACCTATTCGTCGCCATCTTACCCTACAAAGAAATCGACCGGAAGTTCTTGTTCGTTTCTCAGTTTCTCTTCAAGTCGTTCAATGTCGGCAGTCGCGTCTTCGTAGATTTGACGACCGTTCATCGTAACTCCACCAGGCAATTGCATGCCTTCGAATTTACTGAGATTAGCACCCCATTGTTGTTTGATCAAAGCGGTCGTATAGTCTTTGATAAACATGTCATTGTAGATGCTCGTGTGCGTTTCAGGATCAATCGTCTGAAAAATTTCAGCAATCAGAAAATCACCTTCTTGCAAATCTTCGTCTTCAAAATCGCCGAAGATGTACAGACGATTCTGTCTCCGCGAGAACGTTACTTGAGGATGACCATGCAACTGCATATCGATCATACTTAAGTACTGTTCCATTTGATACAGATAGGCTAAGTCACCAGCAAAGTTGATGAAGTCGCCCATATTGTTTAAAAACATTTGGTAGCGAATATCGAAAAGATTGCCTGAGGTGCTGAATGTAGTTGAGATCGGAAATACTTTCGAAACAAAAATAATGTCAGACGAAATAGGAATGTACTTGTTCGTCACATCGTCCGCAGTGATCTGGTGTTTCAGATAAGTTCGAATCGTGGCATCACTGTGAAACTCTTGATATTTTTGAATTGCATCATCTACCTTATCTTCGATCTGGTCAACGTCCACGTTGATTTCAAGCACAGGCTCTCCGAGTCTGCGCAAGCAAAAATCAATCAGGTCGTTGCGTGTTGTAGGTGATGCCATCGATTTCTCCTATTAGCCCCAAAGCACAAGTCCAGCAGAATCATAGATTACTAGTCTGAAGCCTTGTTCGTCTCGGAGTGCACCTTGGAATTGCAAGTCACCTCCAATAGTTGCACTGTCAACTGTCGTGAGTTTCTGAACGGTAATTGGCTGATCAGTAGAGTCACCACGTCTTGTTACAGTTTGCAGTGTATCTGTTTCTGAGTCAAGAAGAGAAAGACCGCCTAAGTTTCTAAAACGTACCTGATCAGAATCGTTCAGTACCAAGAATCGAGTAACGCCTTCTTGTGAATCGAGTTGATTCAGTTCAAGTCGACCAACACTAATTCTGTCTAGACCAGGATTGTATGTGAATTGAATATCAGTATTGATACTGTCAATGCCGATATAATCACGTACGAATAATGGATGATATTCGTTACTGTCATTGACATTGACAACTTGCACCTGCTTCGACGCTAATGCACCTTCTGCACTATCACCCGAAGGATCGCCTGCAACTACTTCGCCTGTAATTTCGTCAAGATAAAGAACTAAAGTCGTCTGTCTTCTTTCTACATTGTTAAGAGTCAACGTGTTGTTGATCTCAACGGTAGAGTCGAAGATGGTCGCTTTGTTTAGATTCCACGTATCGCTGGCGGCTTTGTAGTAAATTTGTGCGTTTGCACCAGCAACCGTAATACCTGCACTGTCTGCGGCTGCCGCACTTAGGGCGCTGTCAGCCAGTACAATGTTCTTGTCGTTAATAGACAGTTCTGTTGAGTTAATCGTGGTAGTTGTGCCGTTGACCTGAAGATCACCACCGACAATTAATCGACCAGAAATGAATGCACTGTCAGCAATGACTCTGCCAACATCGATTGCGTTTGTCGTAGTATTGCCACGAGCCGTAACTGTATCGAGTGTGTCTTCTTCAAAAAAGGCTTCAGACAATTTTTTAACAGCAACACTATCAAGTGTGCCGTCGAAAGGATCACCTTTGACGAATAGAGCATATAGCGAAGCAGAATCAGCAGAATCAAGCGAGCCGGGTTTGAAAGCAAGACCGCCCAGCGCAAGTTCGTCGGTCAGTACTCTAGTACCGTCGACCAAAGAAGTGACTACGGCGCCATCGGAGTCAGGGCGCCCAAAATTTGCTTCCGCTTGATCTAGCGTGATATAAAGAAAGCGATCAGAATCTAACTGACTCGGGTCTCTTACCTTTACACGTCCGCTAACGTGTTCTATTCGTTTAGCCATTTAGAGATTCCAGATAACTTAATACTAGTTTGAGTTTGCCGCTTGAGCCAGTAGAGCCCGAGCATCTAACTCTATTTGTTTCTTCTACGATCAATTTACCAGTAATTACACCAACAGCGTCTTTTGGCAGAACAGGAAGATCCTTCACAAGTTCTGTGTTCAAAACTTCGTCACGATCATAGTGAGTGAACGTTACGGTGTGTTCAGCAGAATCGAGATTCGCGATCTGCGCCATAAGCACAATCGCTGTAATCCCCTGCGGAACAACGTAGATGACATCGCTATCCCCGGTAAATCCACCAGGAGGTTCCTCTGGAACTACCGCAGTTGTCGTTTTAAATGTATTTAGTGGGATAGCCATTTATCAACCCTCTAGTGCTAGAATGTATGGTGTTAAGATTGCGTACAACGATCTTTCGAACGTCTCGCCCTCGATTCGACCAGCCTGTCTACGAATCGTCAATTCAGAGCCGATTCTAAAGTCACCAAGTTGATCGGTACTTGTGAATACAACCAAGCCTTCGTTTGTTTCAGAATCGAAGATAACTTCTTTTGTTGCATCAGGAATACCACCATTCTGAGGAATGGCAGTAAATGTGTTTGTGCCTGAACCCACATATTCGAACGTGTGGGACGATGACGTAATCACTGAACGCTGTCTAAACGTGACTCTCTGATTGCGTATCATGTCTTGGTTCAATGGTGGTTCAAACGTAAGATTGTATATGCCAGGAGCAACTGAATCGACACCGAGAACCGTATAGTAATAGTTCTCAGAATCGAACTTCATTGCATCGCCATAGTTTGGCTTTCTATATGCTCCGTATACGTTGAGCCAGTCTGAAGAGTCAAGATTGGTAATCTCATTAACTTGAATTACATCATCGAACTTCAGATGATCAGAATCGAGTATGCCGTCATAAAGAATCGGACTACTACCAGATGCAACTAGACCTCTATCACCGAAACTTGAGTTAGAGTTTGTGATCGAACATTGACCACCAGTTTCGGCTAAGATAGATGTTCCTGTCGAAATCGTAAAGATCGATACTAACTGTGCGTAACCACGATTCAGTAGATACGTACCAATACCAGCCGCGTTGTACTGAGTAAATGCGTCAGATACCATTGAACGCAGACCCCACGCTTTTGAACCATCGATCTTCATACCAACACCGTCTGTGGTGATAGAAGTACAGTTCTGCACGTAAGGTGACTGAATGATGAACGGACCTGCTCTTGCAGAATCAACATTTGGGTTAAACGCAACGCAAGCCGCACCGCTTTGATGATCTTTAAACGTAATGTCTTTTAAGAAACAACCGCTCTTGACATAGAACAGATCAGAGTCTACACTTCTAGGTCGGATCGTGGTCGTTCTTAAGTTATCACCAACGATAGCGACTTTTTCAGGCAACTGAATTGGATTGTTGATTACGTAATCGCCCGACTTCAGATATACTACGATATCATTAGTAGCATTACCTCTTTGAACCGATTGCTCAATGATAAGAGGACGTTCGTCATTGATTGCTTTAATTGCCGTTCTAAGTTCAGCACTTACGCCTCTAGCCGCTAAACTAGGCTCTTGAACTGAATCGAGCGCATCTAAGTCGCCGTCTTGAATAATAGTGATTAGATTGTCTAATAGATCGTTGGTAACCTGTGCTTCTGTTGCAGTCGAGTATTGACCACCATTACCAGTAGTGTCAGGACCAGGGAATGCGCCAGGATAAGTTCCACCTGAGTACAGATTTGTAGACAGGCTGTTAGAAAGCAATTCGTCTACGATCTGCTTCAAGTGCTGATAGGTCGTAGCAGTAGCCACAACCTCTGGATCACCTGCACTGTCACCCAACTGATTCGTACCAAACGAGTAGTATGCACGTTTGACGATATCAGTAGCAAAGTTACCACCGTACAGTACGTCAAACGTCAGACCATCGACGATAAAGCCAACGTCTCTCTTACATCTTACTCGGTCATAAGTTGCAGGACCATTTTGATCAGACCATGCA